AAGGCACAGGTGCATACTGCTTCGATCAGTGGGTTGCACACTACCTGACCAAACGACCAAACATTGTTGGACAGTTCCACGACGAATCCATCAACAGGGTCAAGAAGGGTGAAGAGCAGGAACACGAATCGGTTCTTCGTTGGGCAATCAACAAGGTCAACGAGAAGCTGAAACTCAACATCAAGCTGGACATTGACGTGCAGTTTGGGGTACGATACGCAGACATCCACTAAGGAGTAAGGTACGTGGAAGAAGAAGCTTTTGACTACCTATTACAACTTCAAGCTTTGCTAGAGGATGCTTTTGACGAAGATGTCTACACTAGTCTTGGGGTAAGCAAGGATGGAGTTATACTCCTTCGTGGGAGCGTTGCAGAGAATTTCTTTGCTGCACAGTATGACCCCACCTGTCCTGTAGAGAAACTTGCAGAAAAGATTGTCAACAGGGTCAAGGCCCTCAGCAACAAAGGAAATACAGATGGAAAAGAAGACTAAGGGCCTCAAGCAACTCACGAAACCTCACAGCATCCCCATGCGTCTGGCCAAGGGTGGCAAGGAGTTGGTGCGTGACACTAGCAAAGAACGCAAATACAAGGTGGCTGGTGAGAAATAGTTCTTGCCTCTGCTTTGAAGAATCTGCTACAATACCCAAACAGCAAAGGAGCTAAACATGGGAACTCGTAAAGTCGTAATCAAGGGCAAAGGCTACTGGATGAAAGTCTTTGAACAGAACAGAGACTTGACAGGATTCAATGATGCACTGGTTGACATCGGCGGTCAGACTGTCATGGACATTGATCTCGAACCTTCGGAAGTTGAGAAACTCAAGAAGGCTAAGTTCATGTCTGCAGGTAAGCCAAGTCCCGAAGACAGCAACCTCACCCGTATGCGTCTTAAGCGTAAGTGGACTGAACAGTACGCAGGTGGTGCACCAGAAGTCTTGAAAGAGGACGATACACCTTGGGCGTATGAGGCTGATGGACCTATTGGTAATGGGTCTACTGTTGCGGTGATTGTGGATGTCTATGACACAAAAGCCAGTAAGCAGGGTATCTACGGATCACGCCTCTCGAAGATCAAAGTGCTCAAGCACATCCCCTACATCAAGGATGAGTTTGGCGATCTTGGAGTAACGGAAGAAGAAGAGGTGAAGCCTGCAGCCAAGGCCAAAGCCCCCGCCAAGGTAGAGCTTGAGGATGAGATTCCGTTTTGAGTAAAAAACTAGACACCATCGTAGAGGACATCTACAGGGTTGTCGAAGGGAAGGGAGGGTGGGATGCAACTGTCACAGAGTTCTTCTCGTCCTCCCTTTCTAGTATCGCAGAGGCTAGGTTTTCTCAGGAGCAAGTCCCCCGAGATTACCTCAGTCTCTCTGGCATAGGATCACCCTGTGACCGAAGATTGTGGTACAAGATCAACCAAACCGAATCCTCAGAGCCACTCACTGCCGAGGCTCTTGGAACCTTCTTCTACGGAGACTTGATCGAAGCCCTCGTACTGTCACTGGCAAAGGCAGCAGGACACAACGTCGAGGGTATGCAGGACAAGGTTGAAGTCTTCGGTATCCCCGGCTCTCGTGACGCTGTGATTGACGGGGTGACAGTCGATGTGAAGTCTGCATCCAAGTATGGGTTCGAGAAGTTCCGTAAACACAGTCTGCGAGAAGACGATCCCTTCGGGTACATCAGCCAGTTGAGTTCGTATGTCTACGCAGGCAAGAATGATCCTCTGGTGAAGAACAAGACCGAGGGTGCTTTTCTTGTCGTTCAGAAAGACAGGTTCAAACTCTGCCTAGACCGATACGACTTCACAGAAGAGATTGCCAAGAAGGAGGGAGAGATTGAGAGAGTTAAGAAGCTGGTTGCTGGACCTATTCCAGAGGATCGTATTCCGCCTGTCCCTCAGTCTAAGACTTCTGAGAACACGGTACTTTCTACTACATGTGGATACTGCGACTTTAGGAAGGTATGTTGGCCAGAAGCCAGAACTTTTCTATACTCTACCGGACCAGTATTCATGGTTGATGTCGTCAATGAGCCTCGTGTAACGGAGTTGATTGAATGAGCAGAAGGCCCAGAGTTTCACCAGAAGCTAGGGGTTACAGGTCGGGCTTGGAGGGCAGAGTTGCTCAACAACTGGAGACATTGGGGATCAAAGTAGAGTATGAAGCCTACAAAATCCCCTATGTCATTCCAGAAAGTGCCCACAAGTACTCGCCTGATTTCGTGCTTCCCAATGGTATCATCATCGAAACCAAAGGGAGGTTTGTTCTGGCAGACAGGAAGAAGCACCTACTCTTGCAATCCCAGAGGCCAGAGTTAGATATTAGGTTCGTGTTCTCCAACAGTTCTGCGAAGATCAACAAGGGATCACTCACTACCTATGCTGACTGGTGCAACAAGCATGGCTTCCTCTTCGCAGACAAACTTATCCCAGAGTCTTGGGTTTCAGAGAAAGGCGACAAGAATGTTCAACTGGCTACGAAAGAAGTTCTCAAGAAGAGAAAAAGAACCTAGTCAGACACTTCTCTGGGGTATCGTAGAAGGACCAATCGCTGCAAAGGACATCCCAGACTGCGGCTTTCCACCTGAGTCAACAATGCTGGTGCTGAAAGTTTCCCGTGGTGAAGATGTGTTTGATGCAGAGTTCTGGTTCAACAACTTCGACGAGGCATACGTCTTGGTGAAGCACTTCCAGACTAACCTGAACCCTATCGTTCTCAACAACAAGGAGCCTTAAGATGGCTACTAAGACAGTCGTAGTATTCTCGTGTGCACATGCCGACCCTGCAACAAGCAGCCTGCGGTTCAAAGCACTCGGACAATTCCTCTATGATCTCAAGCCAGACATGGTGTTTGATTTGGGTGATGGAGCAGACATGAGGTCTCTCAACAGCTATGATGAAAGATACCCCAAAGCACTGGCTACACAGAGCTATGAGAAGGATATTGAGTCCTACAACACAGCCCAAGAACTCATCCGACATCCCTTCAAACACCATCGGAAGAAGCGACCTTTTTGGGTGGGATTCGAAGGAAACCACGAGAACCGAATTAAAAAGTACCTCGCCCTTAATCCAAGGAATGAGGGAGAAAAGTACGGGGTTTCCTTTAGCCATCTTCAAACAGACCACTACTTCGACGAATACCACGAGTATGAAAACAGTGGACCAGCCATCGCCCTCTACGACAAGGTGGCCTACGCGCACTACTTCACTTCTGGCAATTCTTCTACTGCTACTAGCGGCATCCATCACGCTTATACGATGGTGAATAACCTTGGCTGTTCTGCCACCTGTGGGCACTCTCACAAGCGTGACATGTACTTCAAGGATGGTGGGCTACCTCATGGCAACATTGGCCTCGTTGTGGGCTGCTATAAGGGCGCTGAGGAGCACTGGGCTGGGCAAGCAAACAGACAGTGGTGGCACGGTGTGGTGGTGAAGCGTGAGTTGGAGAATGGCATGTACGAGCCTGAGTTTGTCTCCCTCAACCAGATCATGCGAGAGTATGCTGAATGAACTACGAAGTGACAATCCTTGTTGAAGTCCATCCCGAAGCAGCCTTTGCTGGTACCGACGACGAGATGGAGAATGTCTACAGCTTGATTGAATCAGCAGTGTTTGATATTGACGATCTGACGCTGCACACACTGGATGTAATGGAGGCAGGAAATGGCTAAATGGAGCGCAGACCTTGAAGATCAGGTCTTTGGGTACTGGTCACAAGGTACAAAACCTCAGACACCTACCGAGATGGTCCGAGAGTTTGTAACACTTACCGGACAAAAACCTGACCCTGAGTTGTCTGCAAAGCTGATTAAGGAAGAGTTTGAGGAGTGGGATTGGGAACGCTTTTTGTCTGTAGGAGGGGAAGAGGTGTATGATCCGAAGAGAGAACTCAAAGAACTGGCAGACTTGCTCTATGTGATCTATGGATACGCCAATGTTCGTGGTTGGGATGTAGAAGTAGCTTTCCGTAGGGTCCACGACAACAATATCGGTCGTTGTATTCAACCTGATGGGACCGTCAAACGAAGAGAGGATGGGAAGATTATGAAGAACCCTAACTACCCTGCAGTCTACTTGGAGGATTTGATCTGATGGGAATCTTCATCTACCTCTTGACAACTCTCTTCATTGGACTAAAACTACTCGGTTCGATCACATGGTCTTGGTGGTGGGTTCTCAGTCCTCTCTGGATTGGCATCCCTGCTATTCTGCTTATCGCTTTTCTGGCAGCACGTGCAGTAAGGAGCCTCGAATGACAGTGCAAGAGCTTATCGACAAGCTAGAGAAAGTGCAGGACAAGGGGGTTCCAGTGGTGCTCGTTGAGTGGTCCAAACAGAACCCCATGACAGCCAAGTATGACCTCAGCACAAACCGTATTGTGGTGCAGCCCCATCGTGTTGCAATCCTAGTGGACTAGATCGTGATCGAACTGGCCCCAAAAAGAAAGTGAAAAAAATGAGTAACCTTCACGCCTTCGAGACGTTTGACAACAACAACCCACACATCTATCAAGCTTTTGAGAAGTATACCCTTGACTTGATTAAGTCTGGGCATAAACATTCTTCTGCTTGGCTTGTTATTAACAGGATGCGCTGGGATAGTGCGATCAAGACTACCACCGATCTTGATTACAAAATCCCAAACGACTTCATCGGTATCTATGCCAGACGTTTTCATAAGAGACACCCCAATCATGGTGAGTTCTTCAAGGTAAAGAAGACTAAGTATGACCTTGATGCACACGCCTAAAGAAAGTGAAAAAATGAGTAACCACCTGCCTACTGACTACCAGTCCTTCATTCACACATCACGCTATGCTCGTTGGCTCGAAGAGTATAAGCGGCGTGAGGGTTGGGGTGAGACTGTCTCTCGCTACATGACTAATGTGGTTGTCCCTAAGACCCGTGACGAGATCATCCTTGATGAAATCGAAGAGGCCATCCTTGGTCTGGAGATCATGCCTTCGATGCGGGCTGTAATGACTGCTGGCCCTGCCTTGGAGCGTGACAACACGGCTGGCTACAACTGTTCCTACCTGCCTGTGGACGACCCCAAATCCTTTGACGAGGCTATGTTCATCCTTCTGTGTGGCACTGGTGTTGGCTTCTCTGTTGAGCGTCAATACATCAGCAAGCTGCCTGAGGTTCCTGAGCAACTGTTTGCTTCGGAAGATGTGATCGTTGTCCACGACAGCAAAGAGGGCTGGGCTAAGGCTCTGCGTAAGCTGATTGCTATGCTCTATGCAGGGGAAATCCCCAAGTGGGATGTGTCTAAGGTTCGTCCTGCTGGTGCCAAACTCAAGACCTTTGGTGGTCGTGCATCTGGTCCTGCCCCTCTGGTGGAATTGTTCCAGTACACGATTGAGAAGTTCAAGGGTGCCGCTGGTCGTAAGCTGTCTTCGATTGAGTGCCACGACATCATGTGTAAGATTGGTGAAGTTGTTGTGGTAGGCGGTGTTCGTCGCTCTGCAATGATCTCTCTGTCGAACCTGTCTGATGATCGTATGCGCCACGCTAAGTCAGGTATGTGGTGGGAAGGCAATGCTCAACGTGCTTTGGCTAACATCTCTGTGGCCTACACGGAGAAGCCTGACATGGAAACCTTCATGCGTGAGTGGCTCTCTTTGGTGGAAAGCAAGTCCGGTGAGCGTGGC